TAATGATAGAAAATTCTTAGAACCATCTGTAGAGTCGGAAGAAGCCAAAGATAAAAAAGACACAAAGCAAAAAAAGATACTTCCGAAATTTAGACAAAAAATTCAAGATGCAATTCAAGAATTGGGTGATCTCAAAGCAAAAGACAAAAAAGACAAAGAGAACCCAAAAGGTCTTCGAGATGAAAAGTTAAGAGAATTGTATGTACAAGAACCTGTGCCTAGATGGTCTCCAAGGCAAGGCGATGCTTTTATTCAAGGGTCAAATAATACCTTGATATCATTAGGAACAGACAGAGGATATTCTATAGAGTCTACTCTTCCTAAATATTCTTCAGCTAATGATAAGCCAAAACCCAAATCTGGATCTATCGATATAGTCGTAGGAAGAGGGAATTACCAATATACTCCCACTAAAGAGAATTCTAAAGGCACATTCGATGGTACTGCGCCTGCAGTGATCACTACGGAAGAAAATTTATTAGAAGTAGATAAGGCTCCCAATGTTAATAAACTAGAATCAAATCCTATTGAAGGAGATCCGCATTTCGAAACTGATATGGCTAGAATATATCTCTCTATGGATACAGAAGTTGATAAAAATTTTTGGCCAAAAACGAAATATAGTCCTTTATATTTAGATATTTCCGAAGATAATGCTGGACCTGCTATTGCGTTGCAATCAAAACATTTTAGAGTATATTCCAAAGAAGATGGAGAAATAAGAATAGTGAAACAAGGAAATGAAACCACCCAATCGCACATTATTCTTCATACGGATGGAAAAATTACGATATCCGGAGAACATATTATTTTAGGAAGAAAACTAGAGAATGGTGAAACAGATTCAGAATACAAATCAGAACCATACGTGAGATATTCGGAGTTGCACAGATATATGGAGGAATTTCATACTATTCTAGAAGATCTGTGTACAGGAATAGAGTCAAATAAAAGTCCTGGGAATTTCGCTCCGGATATAATTATACAAGCTGCAGCAACAAAATTCAAGAGTTCACAGACAGCATTAAGAGAAACGTTTAAAGAGATCAAAAGTACTAGAATATTCGGAGAATAATATGGCACTATCAGTTGGACAATTGGCATTGCAGATTAAATTAAAGAGTGTCTTTAAGACCTGCGAAGAATATGGATACAAAAATAAAAACGTGAAAAGCGAAGAAATTCATCAGATGAAGGCTCAATTGATGGCTGCAGCAATTTATGAATTTTGCATTACTGCGGATGTAATTTATGGGGGGAATTTTCCCGTTGTTGGTACCAGTAGTACAGGACCAGTAGTTGGTATAGCTTTTGTGGGTGGTATCCCAGGGAAATTAGTGTAGTATGGAAACTAATAGAAACTACAAGACTTATTCTTTCAAATCCGTTGGAGAATTATCTTCAAAGAAAGAAGAAGTCATTAAAGAATTAGAAAAGCCTCCTATTGGTATTAAAACTCCAATTCAATTGTCAAGAAATCACGGGATATTTGAGATGAATACAGAGCTTACTTCTCAAATATCTGATAATTTAAGAAATTTAATTCAAACAAATCATGGTGAAAGACTAGGATTTTATGACTTTGGTGCAAATTTAAGACCTATTTTATTTGACCTAGGCACAGAAGAAGCTGATCAAATCGCGATTCAGAATATATCAAAATCCGTAGGAAAATATATGCCTTATGTTTCTTTAGATGGATTTCAGTCTTTTGTAGAGAATTCAGATATCAAGGCTATGGCAAAAATTGGGATTCGAATCTCTTATTTAATTCCTACGATTGATGATAAACTTAGATCTATCGAAGTGATGTTGTATATGGGTGGATAATTACTCTAAAAAAGTGGAGATAATAATGGCAGAAGATATTAAGAAAAAAATAGGGATTCAAAGAAAAAGATCATTTCTCGCTAGAGATTTCCAAGACTTTAGAGCTGATTTGTTAGAACATGCTAGATCGCATTTTTCTGATAAGATTCAAGATTTCTCAGAAGCATCAATGGGAGGCCTTTTCTTAGATATGGCTGCCTATGTAGGTGACAATATGTCATTTTATTTAGATCATCAATTTCGAGAACTAAATCCTGAGACTGCAGTAGAATCAAAAAACATTGAATCGATGATAAGAAATGCAGGCCTTAAAATTTCTGGAAATTCTCCAGCATCTGCAATGGTGGAAATATATATAGAAGTAGAAAAAACTGTGAGTAATACAGGGGAAGTAATTCCTATGCATTCTTATTTACCTATCATTAAAGAGAACTCCATATTCAAATCCAAGAGTGGAATAAGCTTCTATCTTTCTGAAGACATTGATTTCTCTATAAAAGACGATAATGGATCTTTTGATGCCGAAGTCACTCCGATTTTAAATAATTCTGGCACTATAGAGTCTTTTGTGTTTATGAAAAAAGCCTCTTGTGTTTCCGGAAATATAGCGACAGAAAATTTTGATATTGGTAATAATTTTGTCCCTTATAGAACAATAACGTTATCTAACTCTCACGTTTCTACTATTCTTTCCGTAATTGATGCAGACGGAAATGAATATTTTGAAGTTGAATCTTTGAGTCAAGATACGGTATTTAGAAAAAATCAACTCTCTAATGGAACTAGTTCAATTGATGTTGTTCCAGCACCATATCGATTTATATCTAAAGTAGATATAACTACCAGGAGCACAATCATTCAATTTGGGTCTGGAGATCAAACTGATGAAGTGAACATATCTGATCCTTCTCAAATGAGTATTCCTCTATATGGAAAAAAATCATTTTCCTCATTCTCTTTAGATCCAAATAAACTTTTATCTAATAAATCATTAGGGATATCTCCGACTAATACGACAATTTCCGTTGTGTATCGATATGGAGGTGGTTCTTCCCACAATGTACCAAATGACACCATTACAGAAGTAGCGACTGTAGATTGGGTATTTCCTCCTAATATTCCTTATGAATCAGCAAGATCTATTAGGAATTCTATATCGGTTAATAATCCTTCAGATGCTTCCGGCGGAGCAATGGCGCCTACTCTGTTTGAGCTCAAAAATTTTGTAACATCAGCAAGAACGATGCAAAATAGAATAGTGACAAAAGAAGATCTTTTAGCAAGAATTTATACGCTTCCGACGGAGTTTGGCGTAGTATATAGAGCGAATACAGTACCTAATCCTGACAATGCACTCTCTTCTCTTCTGTATATTGTATCTCGTGATAAAGAAGGTAAATTAACTACATGCTCTGATTCTCTTAAGAGGAATTTATCAACTTATCTTAACGAATTTAGGCTTATTGGTGATGCAATGGACATATTGGATGGAAAAATTATTAACTTTCAAATTAAACTTGTTTGTAAGTTTCATCCTAGCGTGAATAAATTCGAATTGATATCAAAGATAATTTCTGAAGTAAAAAATTTATTTTTACAAGAAAATGTGAATTTAGGAAAAGAAATCAATGCTACAGAAATTATTGCTACTGTTGCAAATATTCCAGGAGTACAATCTGTTGAGAAACCTATAATCTCTAATATCATTGGAGAACATGATTCTTTCGTCTATTCTTCTTCAAGAAAAAACATGAATATAATTGAGAAAAATTCCATATATTCACCAGAGCCTTATGAGATCTTTGAACTTAAATATCCAAATAGAGATATTATTGTGAATGTAGTATGAAGGAGAAAAAATGATACATCACCAAGAAATACAAAAAGACACATATATTACTGATAAAATCGTGGGTAGCGTTAGAAGATCTACTGATGCTAATTTGGGACATGCTTCTACTTTGGATTTATTTAAACTCTGGAATGAATCAAATATGAAAGGTGAAGCATCTCCAATTTTAGAGAGATCTCATATATTAATAAAAGCAGATTTAGATGAACTCAAGGCAAATTTAGAGCAAAAATTAGACCTAGCGGACTCTAGTCTTAAAATCAAATTAGTCTTAAAGGATATTCAAGGTACTCAGATTGCTCCGAGCGGATTCTCTATTGACCTAATTCAATTAGAGCAAGACTGGCAAGAAGGAGAAGGTAAAGATATAGCTACTTTAGCTGATGTGATGCCGTGTAATTGGCTTTCTTCTACAGGAGATACTCTTTGGGAGAATCCTGGTGGATTATCAGATTTACCCACTATAATCGAATCATCGTTCTTTGAGAAAGGTAACGAAGACTTATCAATTGATATTACGAATTGGGTAAAATCCGTGTGGAATAACGATATATTGAATCATGGATGGTTAATTAAATTCTCTCAAGCACAAGATACCGATGAATATTCTTATTTTGTTAAGAGATTTGCTTCTAGACACACTAGAAATCCATATAACAAACCCAAATTAATTGTTTCTTGGGATGATTATCACGAAGATGACAGACTTCAATTTGAGACATCAACGTCAAATATACTGACAATTCGCCACTACGTAAAAGGAGATCTAAAGATACTTGACAATGTGACTTCTACTTTGACTTATGGAGATTGGATATTATCAGGGTCTGTCTCTCAAGTTTCTATTGGAGGAATTCTACAAGAAGGTTGGTATCAAGCCGCATATAGAGGAATAGAAATTTACAGCGACGCTGACTCTTTATTGCGGTCAGATTTATTATCAGAAGGAGAAATAAGCTTAACAGAATCTTGGTATTCAAATAATGCTTTGTGGTATCAAACTTCTGTTAGACTCAAAAGAAATTTGGTGACAACAAATGAAAAACCTAGAGATTATAGATTCTCTCTCACTTCAATGAAAGAAAAATACACCCACTCTGAAACTCCTGTTGCTCGGCTATTTGTTAGAGATACTCGAGAAGACAACGATCCTGTTAGAGTCCCCTATGAATTGCCTTCTAAAAGAGTAGAGAGGGCTTATTATCGAATCAAAGATTATGGAAATCAAAAAGAACCTATCGTTGATTTTTCTTATCCTTATGATGACTCTACCAGAATATCTGCTGATGGCGATGGTATGTACTTTAAGTTTCCAGTAGATTTATTGCCTCACGGAAGAACTTTTACAATAGATGTGTTATATTTTGATCGAGGAAAATCGTATATATGGGAATCTAATCTGCCATTTACGATAGAAGGAGAATAATGTGGCTAATATATTTGGGACTAAAAAATCTCAATCTGAAAATGAGAGAAATTCTCTTTCCGATATCACAGGTGAAAAAATATCATCGCAATCTGATTCTGCGATATTCGAGTCTTGGATAAATGATAGTATTGGCGCTGGTATCAAAAACACTCAACAACTAGATGTCAATTGGGAAAATTGGGAAAATCACGTATTTTTTCATTCTGCGGAAGCAAAAACCAATATCGCTATTGATAAAATTATCAATCAATATCCTTTTGATGGCACAGTAGAGGAAAAGATTAATTTTTATTCTAAAATTGATGGATTCACTAAGTGGTTGATTGATGGATTTGATCATCATACTGGATATGGAAATTTTACAGGGAATCACCGAGTATACGTTAAAGACTTAACAGGTTGGTTAGCTCCTGAATTATCTAGAACAGAGATAGGGCAATCTAAAATTACAAAAGACATATCCGAATCTGGTGCCACTATAGAATTTTGGATTAAGAAATACGAGAATCCATCTTTGTCTCAAGAGGTAATTCTTCAAAAGAGAGATGGAAATGTAGGAATTTCTGTATGGGCTGAATGTCAAGATTCTACAAATTATTCAATCAATTTAATATTAGCTTCTGATAATTTTAAGAGTATTAAAGCGTCAATTGATAATTTAAATATTGATGAATGGTATCACGTTGCGTTTGTTTATTTCAGAGCTAATACGGAGAGAATAAAGACCTATATAAATGGTGAATATTCTGGAATGGCTACAAATACTCAGGCAGAATTAGATGATATTACAATAGGATCATCACCACTGTATTTGGGGATCGGTGGTACAATGCAATCTGAAGCAGGTTCTCTATCTAATCCAGATTGGCTCTTAGCAGGAATCGATGAACTTAGATTATGGTCAAAAATAAGAACGTCTCAAGAAATATATAGAGACTATCTTCAAAATATATCAGCTCAAGTAGGACTTAAATTGTATTTTAGGTTTAATGAGCCCAATTCTGTTGATAGTTGGCAGACACCAGGAATTTTGTTAGATTATTCTGGAAACTCTTTTCACTCTATAGTCTCCGGAGACATTGAAGTCTTTA